GTGAGATGGGATGAAACTAACAAGGGAGTGGGCTATGCCAAGTCACGAAACGTTCTCAATAAAGCCGATTGCCAAACTAATTAGTAGATATATTATGGATGGGAAAGGTTGGGCAGACCCATTCGCAAGGAACAGCATTTTAGCAGAATACACCAACGATTTAGATACAAGCACCAATGCCAATAGCCATTTAGATGCATTAGACTTTATAAGCTCGTTTGAACATTGGAGTTTGAATGGGGTTTTATTTGACCCACCATACTCACCACGACAGGTGATGGAGTGCTACAACAAGATAGGCAGAGAAGTGACGATGGAGGACACACAAGTAAAGAGCAAGATAAAGGATGAGATAGCAAGAAAAATAAGGAATGGTGGCTTATGTATTTCGTTTGGCTGGAATTCGTCAGGACTTGGAAAGAACCGAGGCTTTGAGATAATAGAGATAATGTTGATAGCACACGGAGGAGGACATAATGATACAATATGCACAGTGGAACGCAAGTGGCAGAAAAAGGAGGGGAAACAATGAGTTCAAAATCTAAAGGCAAGCGGTTCGAGAATCTGGTTGCCAAAACGCTTGAGACATTCGGCTATCATATTGCATTCAAGAGTCAGTATGTCCGCTTCGGACAGATAGACTTTGATGCCATTTGGGACATTGTCGCCATCAAGAGGTCGGGCAATGAGGTCTCGTGGATGTTCGTTCAGTGCAAGAGCAGGAAGATGTATGGGAAGGAGAAGCAGGTTCTTGTTGATTGGGTAAAGAAATACGGCTTCGAAGGAATAAACTGCTTCGTAGCCGTAAAGGTAAAGGAAGGGAGGAAGAACGCAATCCTTTGGCACAATCTATCTATGCCTTGAGCTTTGCCTTCTTTCCGACGTATGGCGTGTCTGTGTTGTATTTAAGCCAGTTGTGCAGGGCGACTATCAGGGGAACAAGGGCAATCTGGAACACCAGAGCCACTGGGAACCCATAAGCCGTCTGCGGTATTGCAGCCATTATCTCCGCCTGGTTGCTGACGAAGAATCCAACTGCGCTCGCAAGCATCACCAACCCGAACTTCCGGATGGTGTGGTGCCTGTCGAGCCAAGCCATTATCTCCTCAAAACCCATCGTCTCACCTCATTGTATCTGCACCGTGAGCTTAACCACGGTGCTTCCATCCTTCTGGAACATGTAGGTTATCTGCTTGTTGACCTGGTTCACTTCCTTATGGAGAACCGACTTCACGACATTCGACTTGACAACGAAGAAAGGAATGGACCATACTCGGTTCACCTTCGCGTCATATTCAGCCGCATGTTTGAGCATCTCCTCCTCCTTTGAAACGATTAGGAAGTTCACGGCAGTAGCCATAAGGACATACTTTCCGACGACGAAGTTCTTCGCAATCATCTCCTCCTCGAACGTATCTGCCGCATCCTTTGTGATTATGCTCATTTCCCTACTCATGTTTCTCCCCTCCAATGTTTCTTTATCATCTCGCGCTTCTCCTTGTTGTTCTCTATCTTCATCTTTTGTGGTGAAGCCCTTGTAGAAGGCATCGTCACTCCGTTGAAGGAAGTGGCGAACTCGGGCTTCACGCTTCCGAAGTAGAGCCAGTTCTGTATCCCGCCCTCGCACCAGTATTTGCTTCCATTAAGCTTCTTAGGCTTGTCTGGAAGGAAGTCGAGGGTCGTCTCGAAGATATACCATCCTTCTCCGGAATCAGCCTCGTCCCCCTTGAAATAAACACAGGGATAGGAATGATAGCCGAAGCTGGTGTTCCCGACAAAGTTGAACACCTCGGAAGCGGGTATGCCTGCCGCACGGCAACAATCAAGGAACAGGATTGTGCCATCCTCGCAATCGCCATACCTCCTAAGGACGGTTATGGGATGGAGCTGCCAGTTGTCCTGCTTGTCGTATCGGTATTCGATAGCCTTGATTACATACTCCCAAATCTTCCTGACTTTTTGGCTTTTAGGCAGGCTTTTCAGCGAAGATATGCCCAAAGAACGGCACAAAAGGTCGCTTCTGGTGTAGATGTCGCATGGATTTGAGACAGACACGTCGGTTCCCTCTACCTGTATGTTCGGTCTGTAGCAGTAGCCTGTGCCTATGAAAGAAGGCTTGGTGGTTGGAACCTCAACTCCGTTCTGGGCAAGCTCTGTCTTGAGGCTGTCTATGTTGGAGTTCAGTTCGAGCAGCCGGACATTGAGGACATTCGCGACCTCAATCTGCGCGGCGAGTTTCCTCTGAAGCTCTATCTTGTCCTGCGCAAGGGTGAGCTTGTCCTTTCCTACCTGGTAAAGGATGTCGTCCTGGGCTTTAACCTTGGCTGTGAGCAGGGCAATCTCCCCCCTAAGGGCGGTTATCCCAGCCACGTCCTGCCACGTCTTCCATAGGAATCCAAACATATTCTCACTCCGCGAGTATCTTGTCAACCCGCTCAAGCTGACCTTTCAGGTCTTTCACGTTCTTCTCCAGCCTCTCTATGTCCTCCTTCACCTTATCCCTGAAAAGGACAAGGTTCTCCCTGGTCACGCTCTCCACGACGTTCCTCTCGACGACCTTGTAGGTTCCGTCGGCATTCTTGGTTATGTCACGTTCCATATTCTCCCTCCGGCTTCAGCTCAATAGACGAGCTTTGCGCCTATACGCACGAGTTGTTCACAGCCGCACTTGCAGCAACGGTGGAACTGCTGTTTCATTCCTTCACGTCGAAATCGTCCTCGTCGTATCCGAGGGCGGTATTGTATTTGTTTATATCAGCTTCAATCTTTGCTACGACTGCAGCAAACCTGGCTCTATCATTGCATAAATCATTCCTTAGCACGTCGGTTTGCGCCTTATTAAGCTCGGCTCTCTCTTTGACAACTTTAAATACATTGTCGCTTACTGTCACTTTAAGTTCTTCTTCTCCCATAGTATATCACCTATATGGCTGCCAATCAGCCTTTTCCTGTTCAGTCATCTCCCTCTCGATAGGTATCCGATGCATCTCTGCGTATTCGTCATGACGCACGGTATACACAATCCAAGAGAAATCGCAATCAACGTCCCCAGAAACCTCAAATTCAAAATCACTTATCGTTTTCGATACATACAATTTGGAGAACTTTCCTATCGGAGTCAGGGAATATTCCGCATCGTCGCATTTTCCATTGAGTGCATGGAACCATTCAGGCATGTGTATGGTGGCTTTTCCGTTTTCAAGCTTAGCTCTCCCCTTGTATATGAGCATCATGTCAGGCGATTCGACAAACGAATGAAACAGCCACTTGTTCTTTGGGTCGAGAGGATGATGAATCTGGAAAGAACCTGAGTTCTTCGAAAGGGCATCGGCATAGACATTCCCACGATAACTCGCAGTTCCGAAACTATTCGAATAGACAGTTGACCATTTATAGGAAGATGAACCGAGTGTGAACGCCGAGGTTGAATCCGGAAGGAGGTCTGTCCCTACTTTTTTATAGCAATAGAACGTATCGCTCGTTCCTCCGAATTCAACATCACCCCCAGAGGCAACAAGAAGCTCCGTGCCAGTTCCAGAAATATCAACCTTTTTCGCATAAACGTTTTTCCATCTGTATGAAGAATGACCCAAATAAGTGACGTCGTTCGATTCGGGACGAATATAATCCAACCCACCGCCACGAGAGTCGAGGAAAATTATATCTCCGCCGTCTGGTCCTATGTTAAGATTGGCTGTTCCGGAAGTACACCATACCCGTAAATACGCATTATCTGTATCGACATTCATTTGAAGTGAGGCATTGTGAACTCCATCAAAGACAATAGGTTGTTCGCAATACAAGACAGACCAGATTCTGTTCATCGTTCCTAAATCAGCCCCGAGATTAGTTTGAGGGCAGACATCTTCATTTCCAGTAGGATAAATGTATGTTCCAGCATCCGTCCAAACACAACTACCAGAAGGAGTAGACCAATAAGCCGCACTCGCGCCGTTGCTTGTCAATACCTGACCAGCAGAACCAACACCACCATTGGCAGACAGAGTTCCAGTTATGTTTGCATTCACTCCGTATATGGTAGACCAGCGATAGGAAGAACCCCCATTCGTATAGATGTTGTTTGTAGTCGGTGTGGTGTTCCCACCTAGATGTATCCCACCAGTTCCCTTAGCCCCTATCCATAAGTCTATGTTATCCGAACTCCCAGTTGATTCAAAGACAAAGTTGGTGTCGTCGTTCTTGTAGAAGTGCATCTGACAGGTTCCATCTCCATCTCCCCCTTCTATCAATAGGGAATTTGTCATCGTAGTTGGAGACAATATCCCAGAACTCAAAGTCCAATATCCTGCTCCGCCTCCGACATCAGCCCACGCGCTTCCGTTATACCATCTGAGAGTATTCGAAGTGGTGTTGTAGTATATCGCACCTTCTACACCAGTTGGGTCTGGGTCGTCTTTCTGCCAGGGGAAGAACAAGCCGGTGCTGTCTATGGAAACTCCGAAGAAATAGAACGGCGTTCCCCAATGCGAAGCACCGGAAGTGGCATCTCCCCATATGTTATTGCTGAACACAAACCCATTCTTGTTTTCGTTGGTGAACATCCCTACTCCGCTTGGAGGTTGGAAACCGTAGTTCAATCCGCCACCTGACCTGCCTTCTCCAGTTGAAAGGACATCGTTGTCCTTGCCAAGCTGAGCGACAGTTCCTTCCTTGGCTCCACTCATGCGCATAATGAATTGCTGAAGTTCCTTCGATACGTTTCCCTCGGCAGGATTGTCTGAATATGTAGCCACAACGAAACCAAGCTCATAGCTTCCGCCTCCCCTATCCAGGGTAAGGCGCTTCTCAAGAACCCTGACAGCATAACTGCTCCAGGAGAGAGTGCTGTCATTCAGGGTTATCTTATCCCCGATTGCGACAGCCCCATAATCGAAGTATGTCGGAACGCTGATTGTTGCGTTCTGGTCGCCCCACTTGTGGAGTTCCAGGAAACGGGAACATTGTGCTTCTACATCTTCTATGCTGGATGCACGTTCCAACTTCAAGGTATAGGTTCTTCTTCCCTTGAGACCGATTGATGAACTGGCATCAGCCGAAGCCACATACTTATAGACCAGGACTCCCTTCGGATGTATACCCTCATGACCGTGGAGGATGACCGTTGAAGAAGCAGGTATGGCAAGGCGCTTTGTATCTTCAACGCCCCTTATGCAACCTGTGAAGGAATTGCCTGACTTGCCAGTATATTGGACAAGCTCGTAAGGATAGCCTGTAACGTGGATTTCCAATACTCCGGTTGTCGGGAAACCGCTTGCATCTGCTACGGCTATAGTGGTTGAGGTTTCCGTGTGAGTTCCTGAAGACAGAGAATAGTCTCGGCTATATCGGAAGTTCTCGAGATAGAGAACCTGGCTTACGGTAAATGTAGTGCTATCAGGCTTTGCAGAATAGTCTATGAGTTCCTCACCTATGACAATCGAACCGCTTGAAGGGAACGATGAATTGTCATCCACCTTTATCACGCTTGTAAGAAGAACTGGTGCGCCTGTTGGGATAGAATTTGCCGCAGGTAGACCAAGTGAACCGGTGATTGAAGTAGCCGTCTTGGATGTGTAGTCCATGTAGATGTTGCCAACGCCCGAGCCGGTCGTGCATTGTTTTATCACCACGCGCCCTGTGCTTGGAAAGCCGTCTGTGGATACGACGTTTATGGTTATCGGGTTGGTTGTGATGGACCCTCCACCTGCTCCGACAACAGCCGTTGATACCCTAGTATCGGAGAAGGTCGTCTTGCAGAACGTGGTGGACATGTCCTGGTATCTTGTGGTCAGGTCTTTGCTTGTTCCGTAGGCTATGATGTCGTTGTAGACATTGTTGTTCGTGAACTCATGGCTTGAGGAATATGCGTTGGTGTTCGCCCCTGTGATGTAATACGTCTTGACAGAGGAGGAGTTTCCTCGTTTCGTGGACATGTTAAGGGTTCCTGTAAGAAGGTCAATATAGAGTTCCTTGCCAGCCCTGGCGGCAAGAAGCGACAGGGCTTCCCATCGTGATACGGAAGGAACCGTGAACTTCCCTATGATACTGGTATCGTCGGCAATCGTTCCGACGGTTATAATCCACGGAGACCCGCCGTCAAGATTCGTCGAACAGAGTTTGTTGACTATCGTTCCGAGAGTATCGGTATCCCCGCTTTCGAACTGTTTCAGGCTTGCGGTGGTGTTGGCATTGACGTTTGAATTGATGAGCTTGCCCCCATAATCATAGCCCGAAATCTCAATCTGGTTGAAGGCATTTCTCTTGACGGAGTTTATCGTTCCGAGAAAGCGAAGCGTTCCTGAACCGGCAGAGTCGTATTCGTATAGCTTGAAATCTGAGCCGATTGCTATGGTCGAGAAGTCGCCTGTTCCTGTTCCATTGAGAACGGCATTGAACGTTGTCGGCGAACCTATCGTTTCCCTGATGTCGCAATTCACCCAATACTTATCGTAGGCTGTCGAAACTATGGTGATTCCATAATCGGTCTTCGTCATGTCTGCACACTCCCCCATTGAATGGTTATCGAGACATCCATCTTTTCAGGAAGATACCTTGTGAATGAACCCTGGGGCATGGTAGCCACGGCACCGTCGTCTGTAATCTGGAGGTCGATTATCTTGCCGAGCTTGTGCCACATGTTCTTAGTTTCGTCGGAAGGAGCCGTTGGAGGGCTGGTTTGTGGATTGGCTGAAGGAGCAATCACTCCCCTGTATTGCATTGTCATGCCTTCCCCTGCCGCTCCCTGTGCGAATATCTCCTCAAGAATCCACTTCTTCTTCAGGACGCTGGTGACACTTGAGCCTCCACTTATTGTTCCATTCGCATCGCTCAGGGTCACACCGGTCTTGCTGAATACATCGTTTCCATCCATTATCTCGCCGGTTATGGTGACCTTCCTGGTAACTCTCCTAAGAGGAACCATCTTGGTATCGTTCGTGGTGCTGGTGCTTGTGCTTGGGATTGGGACGGCTATTGGAGGGTCTGAAAAGGCGAACTTGGCAGACTTGCTTGGGATTATGGCTACGCAATCATAGACGCTGGTCTGCGTCTGCCGCCTCCCTATAATCAGAACCACTTCTGATAATGCCAAAGCCATGTCAAGAACCTCCTGTCGCAACTGCCTGCTCTATCTGGCTGTTCGCCATCACTCCCTTTGCATTGACATTGGTGTTCATGGCGGTGTTGAGATAGACATACATGATTGGATTTCCTCCACTCATTCCATAGTTCTGCATCCCACTAAGTGGGTCGGCAAGTAAATTTACAATGGAGTCGTGAAGCAATCCTTTTTCGCTAAACAATGCTTCTCCAATGGCGTAGGACAGACCAAATAATCCTTCAACTCCCCAACCAATAGTCTTACCAATGGGACCAGGAGCTAGGTTTTGAGCTATCGCAACGGCACCTTCTTTAGCAGCATAGAACTCTGGATATTTTTTAGCTATCTGTTCTTCGTTCTGTTTCCAGATTATGCTTCCAACCTCAAGGGTTGTAACTGCGAGAGTGGCTAGAGTTACAGCAAAACCGATGGGGGTATTCATAAATGTTTGCAATTTTGAGGTCATGTCGCTGATTTTACCAGCAATTTCCCCAGTTTTTAGGAGTTCTATGAATGCATTTAATCCTTCCATGGCTTCGCCAGCCTGGCTTATGCTGCTTATGAGGGTGACTGCCTGACCGAAAGTAGCCATAATCATTCCTATGCCAAGGACAGCCATAGCCAGCAATCCAATTCCCAGTTTCAGTTCATCAGGTATCTTGTTCACCACATCAAGCAACCAGAGAAATACTGGAAGAATGGCAAGCATGGCTGGAAGAAACAACAACTCCAAGGTGGCTCCGAATATCTCGCTTATTCCAACGGCATCCTGGGCTGGCTTAAGAAAACCTTTCATGGCTCTCTCGATAGCCATCCCTGCGAACATCACACCCAAGCCGAAGAAAAGGAGTTTCATCCTATTCTTGTCAAGGACATCCATAAGCTTGGCTCGTTCGCGCCGTTCATACTCAAGCATTTCTATTCCTTTCAACGGGTCTCCTGCGGCGGCGTTCATCTGTTCCATTCGGTTGGTAAAGAATTCCAGCTGCCTCATATTAACTGGGGCGGGTCTGCCTGCAGGAAATATGAAGTTTGGCATCCCGACAAATTCCTTTCGTATGCTTTTCCCAAGGCTTTTCCCAAGCATCTCGGTATGCTTAAGGGTAGCGTTCAGCCTATTGATGACATTGGAAGCATTGTCTTCCGCCTGCAGATTTATGTTAACGGTAGCCAAACACACCTACCTCTTTGCGACCAACCGGTTGTTTCGTATCCCTTTTCTCCACAATCCTCTTTGCCAGGAGGTCGAACCTCGTAGAAGGCATCTTCAGTATCCTGTCCGCGTCGAGTTCTCCGAAGATTATCTGAAGTTCCAGACAGGCTTCGACAAGCGCATCCGACGCGCTTCCAACCCTCTGAGCCATCAGCCTCCGTTTAAACTCCTCGCGGGTCATTGGAGCTTCTCTTTTTTTACCGCTTCCTTCGCCGACTCCATCTCCTGTTCTGTCGTTATTCCCGAAGCCACCATGAGCCTGGTGTAGAACTCATCTACGTATTTCACAAGGAAGCCGTTTATGCTCTCCTTGCTTTCGTCAGGATAGCTTCTGGAGATTATCCTGGAGCATATGTCTATGAGCATCTTGTATCGGGTTTCCATATCCTTGTGGTCATAGACGGAAGCTATGGCAATCCTGTCCTCGACAAGGAAAGCCACCTCGAAGTCCTCCCCTCCAGCCTTGAACTTCAACTTGCCGACATACCTGTCGAACTTACCCATCAGCCATCCCCTCCGAATGTTTTCGGCGTCTTTTTCGCCTCCTCGTTTTCCATGTTCTCCTGCACTTCCTGGGTGAGGTCGTTCATCCTTTTGGCGAACTCCTCCAGGTTCACAACCCTTCGTTCAAGCTCCTCCAGCTTTCCGGAGGAAACCATAAGGTCATACTGTTCAGCCTTGCGCATCAAATCCTGGAGATAAAGCCACGACTTGTTCGCATAGCTTCCCCTTGTGACGGCTATGAACTTGTTCGCCATCTCGGTAGGCACATCCCAAATCTTGAGAGTCCGTTTCGAGAGGGCTTCGTTCTGTTCCTTAGCCATCTGGGTGTTCATCTCTGCCACGTCTCCCAAGGTAGGGAGTTCGGCTTTTTCGCCTTTCTCAACCAATCAAATCACCTGCACCTTTTCTTCTTCATCACAATCACGTTCCCGCGTTGGCGAAGTTGTCCTCCTCGTAGTAGTCCTGGGCGAGGCATTTGAGGGTCCATTTCTCCTCAACCGTGCCGTCTGCCGCAAGGCTCATCTCCCTGTTCGTCAGGTAGGAGTTGTTCATGAGGACGTTCATCGTCTTGTTCGAGGCGGTCGCAACCGCATCGTTCAGGGTGAAAAGGACAGCCAGTGTCGGTCTGTCTGCCGCGCTTGTCGACTTCTCACCATACTGCCACCTGGTGAACGTGCTGGTGTATGTTCCGGTGTAGTTCGCCACGGAGACCGTTGTCACCATCGGAAGCCCGGATATATACTCGGCTCCCTGTGCGTTCTCAAGAAGCAGGGTGAACTCTGCCGTCATAACCTCTGGTCGCCCATGGTGCATGAGCTGGTTTATCCCGAAGGTGTTGACCGCAGTCCCATCCCTTGAGCCTCCCCTGATTGTAAGGTTGTTCACCCTTCCAGTCCAGGTTCTTATGCTTCCGCTTCCTGTCGTTGTCGTGGTTGCATTGACTATAATCTGGCTCAAAGCGGCAGTCGTGCAACCCACCTGGGTGGTAGCCGTGCCTTCGGCGAGTGTTCCCTGAAGGATTTTCACAGCCGCCTGCTGGGCATACCACAAAGTTCCTATTGCCATGTTTCCACCTCACGTCATTATTTCTCCCCTGTTTATCTCAGCTATCTTTGAGCTTATCCTACGCCTAAGCTCTTTTTTCGCCCATTCGGCTGTTTCAGTGAATATCTGATACGGCGGTATCGCCTTCAAATGATAAGCGAAGACCGTGTAAGCGCCATATTTGTATTTGGTGCTTGACCCGCGAGGAATCTGGAAAGACCTTAGGCGATGATACATGAGATTGTCGCGAAACTTCCCAGCAATCCTGCTCCAAGTCCTTGCCGCGCTCCTTCTGACCCTCATTTTCTGGGTGTCATCACGATATGTCTTGTATGATGAGCGCATGATGTCTATGTCGTTTTCCAGGGTTCCTACAACAGCATCGATGTTCATCTTCTTTCTCTGTTTTGGAGAGATGTCCTCGCTTGCTTCGTATCTGGAATAGAACCTCTCTCCATGCTTTCCTTTCTGTGTGAAGTAGCCATGCCTGCTGGTGAGCCAGGGAACCCTGCTGTTCTTAAGAAGATAACGGACAGCCTTTGGGTTTGGATAGTAACCTTCGAAAACGAACGGATGTTTGTATCTGTTCATCTTCCTACGACCAGTCTCAAGGACAGAGGCATATGGCGCATTGTCACCGATGATTATGGAATTCTTTCCGTAGGGCTCAACGTATGCCAAATTTTCCATTATTCTTGGAGTATGGGGATAAGTGTGGTATGGAAGAGGACGCTCTCCCTGGGCATCCCTGATGCGATTAATGAGTTCCTGCTTGACCTTCAGACAGAAGTATGGTGTAAAGGGATTGCTTACTAGCTTCTTCACTTTATTGAGCTTGGAAGCTGCAGGCTTTATGTTCACTTCAACAGCTATTACCATTAGCAATCCCACCATTTATACGACAATAGCAAAGTGTAGTTATACACTACACTATTGTCTTCCTCAACAACATAGCTCAAGGTTCCTGAGACATTCGTGTATTGATACATCCCATAGCTGTTTGAAAAGAGAACTCGGTTTGATTCCGCAACATTCCTTATGGCATCGCATAGGGAACGAAGGACGCTCTCCTTCCTGTCGAACACCTCGACCTTGAAGGTGATTGTCTCGTCACGTTTGGAGAACGTTTGCCATTCCCCAGCCTGTATCTCAGGAGTTGGAACTATGACGTAGGGGAAACCGGTTCCTTTGGTGAGACCGAGAGGAACGCCATCCAAGACATTCTTGGTGTAGCTCAGGACTGTAGCGTTTGTTTTAATGAGAGTCCAGAGATTGGATTGAGCTTCGGACAAGCAGTTGGCAACGGTAATCTGCCCCATTTTACGCCTCTCGTTACGAGACACTTCCACCTGGAGAACCAGGCGACGTCATTATTTATGCGCTTACCTATATATGCGTTGTTATTACGTCGTTGTATTGTAGTAGGAATCAGTCCTAAGCGCAGCCTTAAGCTCAGCTATGACCGAAGTCCTGGTGGCATCCATCTTCATCATGTTCGCGACCATAAGGACAGCCAGGTGCCTGACGTCATCTGTCGGGTCGGCATTCCCATAGGTGTAGGAAACCTTCACAGACCGCCTTTTGTTCGGGAAGGTCAACAGTTCTGCATTGTTCGGGTCAAGATAGATTGTTCCCTTGTCGAGATAGGTGAAGACATAGGCAAGCGAAATGGTGGTGAAGGTTCCGCTTCCCTGGTCTATGGCTACCCCTGTGACTGTTTTTAGGTCGTTGCTTACGAACAGATAGTTGGTTCCGTCTCCATCGAGATACTTGTCGGTGACGGTCTGGATGCCCTGCCACGTCCTTCCTGTGAACCTGTCTATGGATTTGGTTACTGTGTCAATCATCATCTGCACGGCGGCATCGGAATACTCTGCTGATTGGACGTTGGTGTAGTTCCGGACATCGGTTATGGAGCAGTATCCCCTGAAGTCGGAACCTGTCATGTAGTCCGACCAATCCGAATAGACGGCGCTTACATTGTCATAGAAACGAATCTTATACCAGTGACCGGAATCTCCGGCATTGTCAACACAGTAACTGTTGACTATGACTATACCGTCTGCACCATAGTTAGGGTCGTTGGAAGCAGTGAACTCAGTCCAGCTAACGCCCTGATTCGTGCTTTTCCATACCTCTGTATGGGTGTATGCCTGGTTTGAATCAGGAGCCACCCAAGTTATGTATTTCTTCACCACGTCAACCACCTCTCTCCTGGAACCCACGCACACCGCGTATGACTGGCGAGTTCATATTCACCTTTGTCATCTCAGGTGCGTTCTTGTTCACCTTAGCCATTATCGGAACCGTAATCACGGAAAGAATGTAAGGTCGTTCGAAGGCGCGTATCGCCTCCTTGTAATGTTCCTTTGAGAACTCCTCAGCAAGATAGATGTCTTCCTGGAATGTCCTTCCATAGTAGATTTTGGCGATGAATGATTCTGAAAGAAATACGTCTTCTGGGAATTCCTTGACCCTTGAAATGGTGAACTGCTCGGTAAGAACAACCGCCTCTGATGGTGTCTTGAGTGTCTTGCGTGTCATGGATTCCGAGACATACAAGACCTCCGAGACAGACCTGCGGGTAGCCCTTCGCATGGTTTCTGAAAGATAGATGCTCTCCGAAGCTATCCTTGAAAGCCTCTTTGAGACGCTCTCCGTTATGTAGATTCTTTCGGAAAGAACCTTCGACAGAACCTTTTGGAAGGTTTCAGAGAAATACATGGATTCGTCTGCGCTGTATGTATAGTCGAATCCAATGTGTCCTCCACCACCGTATGGCATCTCATCATCCTCCAGTGAAATCTATAGCGAAGTCCCTGGCGAATCCTGCAGGGACACTTTCTATATAGAACCAACAATATAGAGACTCGTTCAGTCCTGAAGAAATAGGAGTCAACGAATAGTTCTTATATTCCATGGTGAGATTTATGTTACTCGTAGGAGACCTAGAAGTGCCGCAGGTAAGATTTGCTGTTTCCCACGTAACATTGGTCTTGATGGCTTGCCAATCGCGTATCACGGTTCCGTTGTTCTGATTCCTAAATATAGGCTTGGATGTCTCGTTATCCTGATTCTGTGGCTGACAGTATGACGGAAATGGGTTGGAACACCTGAAGTTTATCTTGGAACTCTCATTATATTCCACCCAGGAAGAACCGTTGTAAATCCATATGAACGTCCCAGGTTCTCCCAAGAAAGGAGTTATGGCGCAAGAATCCTTCATCGTCCCGTTGAAAGCCCCGCCGGTGGTTTGCTCAGACAGAGGATAGTCGTCTCCTCCGGAACCATAATATAAGCCAGGGAAATGCGTTGAAAGGTCATTTCCCTTCACGTCCCAGGTCCCATTCATCACGGGCGCCCACACATTTCCATCTCCGTTGCAGAATTTCAAATCCGCACCGCTGTTATACACATAACTTCCGTTTGAAGATACGTTGTTATTGTAGAAATGCATATCGCTTGAATCTACAAGGAACAATGCGAAATCAACTGCTCCTGTTGAGATATTGTTTTCGTTTATATTTGTGTATGTGGTGGTAATGAAGTTTATCCTTCCATTAATGGTATTGTTGACTATATCCAAAAGCGTCGAACTGTCTCCAGATATGGCGTCATCGTCATGTTCGTATGTGTCGAAAATGTTTCCAGTTATCACCCCATCCCCAGCACCAGATTGCATATAAAGCCTAGGCTTGGCGTTATCTAAGGTTGAGATTATCGTATTGTTGGCTATGACGAAAGTAAGCACATTATCCTGGAAATTGATGCCAGCACCAGTTCCGAGTATTATTTCATTTCCAGTAATGACCAACGACCCACCACCAGTATTTATCCCCGCCTTTCCTTCCTCAGAATAAATCCCATTGTCCTGGTAAGTTTGATAAAAACCACGATTATTGAAGATTCCGATGCTCATGTTATATATGTTACAATTACGGATTACCACATTGTTATTATCAACATTTATTCCAATAGACTCGCTTGCATTCACCCCGTATATCGAGTAACCGTGACAATCAAGGTATATGTCCGAAGCCTCGAAACTGTAACATATGCCTCCTGCTGTCGCATAAGTATCTCCAAGCAGGTCTGTGTCTCTACTTATCCCACGACAATCCTCGGTTACCGTGTAGTTGATGAAATTGGCTGTGACGTTGCAGTTCGAATAAAGCGACACGTTGGTTTCGTTGCTTGTCGTGTTGGCTATTGAACAGTTCCCCTCGCTTGTCCAGTTGGAGAACAGTTTGGTGACATTCGGGGTTGCCGTGATATTCACGGTTGTTGGAACTACGTAGGTTCCGTTTCCAGTATAGTTTCCATAGTCTTGGGGCGAAGCGTTTATGGAAAGATTGGCGTATCTTGGATAGCTCAATGGAGCGTAGTCTCCGCAGCCTTCGAACCCACACAGGAACTTGCCCTGGCTTGTCGAGTTGTTGTATGGTATTCCAACCGTCGAGATATACAACCCCGCGCCATACTGTGAGGGAACAGACCCATACATCACCACCGAACCGTTGAGGACATTCTGCCACAGGTTGCCTTCGGATAAATTGTATAGCGAAGTGCCATCGGTGTCGTTCACATACAGCCCGCTTGTCCTGCTGAAGTTGTTCCAATAGAAAGTGTTCCTCGCGGAGTTGTTTACGAAGACCAGTGTTGACGACGTGCTTGAGAACGTGTTGTTGATGAAGGTATTGTTCATGGAAATCCGTGAGGTATTCGTCCCGCCGAGCGTCATGAGTGGAGTTGAGCTTGCCGCCGTTTGGTTGAATGTGCTGTTCGCTATGATTGAGTTGTTGAGGATGCCGTTTGATGCGACGATTAATCCTCTAACTCCAACCTGTGCGGTGTTGTTGACGTAGATTAATCTGTCTACATTCCTATTTGTGGCGACGTAAATGTTCACTCCCGATGCGCCTGTCGTTATTAGATTGTTTCTTACCGTCGTATTGTTTATGTCCGCATTGAAGTAGAACGTTCCTGTCCCAAGTGCCGCCGAAAAGTTGTTGTTGGCTATGATTGCCCTATGGGCACTTCCAAAGACAATCGCTATTGATGTTCCGCTTACCGAGGTGTTGCTTACGAGAATGTCTGTTCCCCCTATGCTAAAGCCATACGAGCTTCCTCCGCCTATGATTGCTGAATTGGTGACATTGGTTCTTGCCCCACTCACGGTCAAGGCATATCTGCCTGTGGCGGTCATGTAAACCGTCACATTGTTCAATACCGCGTCGGTTGAGGATGTGACGAATGTCCCTACGTTCACGGTGGATGCCGTGACGTTCTCCACGAAGGCTCCGCTTCCGGTGATTGTGATTGCGCCTCCGGCGGTTGCGCTTGCGTTGGTGTGGTTGAAAAGGGAGTTGGTTATTCTTGGGGAAACTGCCGAAGCGATGCTCAATATGTTGGTGTTGTTGAGGCTTCCGATGCCGGTCACGTTGTTTATTGAAAGCCCTGTGATTGCGCTCGTGGTTGCGATTGCCGAGGCGAAGTCGCGGATTACACAGTTCCTTATAGTGGTGTTGTTTTGGGCTGAATAGATACCATAAGTTGCGGATGCGTTGTTTCCTGTCAGTATAAAGCTCTTGCAATCTACTGCAGTATTAGCCCCGATTATGTTTATGCAGGTCGAGTCGTTTATCTGGAGGTTCGTATCTAGTTCTAATATGGATTGATTGTAGCTTCCACATCCTACAGGGGAGACTGACGTGTTACCTTCTGACCAATTCGAATAGGAGAATCCGTTGTATGTCCTCACACGGCACGAGAGGTTGAGGGGGAACGATAGATTGCCTGGGGTGAGTGTTGAAATTATGGTTGGGGTGTTGGATGGGAGATTGAGGTAGGTTCCAGCCAAGGAAGTCTGATTGTTTCCATTGAAATACCATTCATAGGTTACATTCATCGTTCTGTTGTCGCTGTCTATTGAGGTGACGTTGCATGTGGCGTTGCTGTATTTGTTCCCAACCGAAGCCACAACCCATGTAGTAGGGGGGCTCTCCGTTGTGAGTGGAGCATAATCAACCGCATTGACCATCTTTGCTGTGTATGGGTATCCTGCTCCCCTGTCGCCTATCATGAGACCTGGGGCATAGCTTGAGTTTGCAGAACCGGCTATCATCACGGTCTTATTCATCACGTCCTGATAGATATTTCCTTCGGTGGTGTTGAATCTGCTTCCGCTTGAGGCATTCTCATCCACTATCCAATAGGGCGTCGTTCCTGTGAAATTGTTCCAGTATAGGGTGTGGTTCGTTGAGTTCATGATGAACCATATGCTTGTGTAGTTATCCCCTGAAATGAAGGTGTTGTTATATATCTGGAATCCGCTTGAGATGAAAGAGTTTCCGGCTGCCTTAAAAACTGGCTCTATTGTAGAATTTATCCGGTTGCCGTATATCTCTGCTCCTGAAACAGTCCTGTATAGTATGGCTCCATTTGTCGATGAGGTGCAAGTTATCCTGTTGTTTCGCACAATCACCTTTGACGTGCTATATATATAGAGTCCGGAAGAAGACCCGCTAACGTTGCTGTTTTCTACAGTGTGATTCGTTCCTGAGTAAATCAAAGCAAGGGAGCGGCTTCCCGACATGACATTGAAGTTCCTTAACAGATTATTGTTGCCAGCAAGAAAGACACAGTATGACGAGTTGCAATATTGGAAGTTCTCCATTATATTGTTCGTTCCGGATAGATATATTCCGTAGGTTCCTCCAGTTCTAGGAACGGCATCGAGTTGCTGGACGGTATTGAAGCTCCCTGTAATGTATGCCGCATACGACGAAACGTTGGAATTGTAGGCTATGTTGTTGCTGAGTGTTGTTCGGTTTCCTCGCATGTAGATGGAATAGGCTGCCGCCGCACTGAATGATACGTCAACGGTATTGTTGAGAAGCGAACCGTTCTGTGATGAAGTGTCCATGTATATTCCGTTGTAGAAAGTTGAGACGATACAGTTCCTTATAGTGGTGTTGACCTGATTTGAATAAATCCCGTAGGTGGATGTGGTGTTGTTGCCTGTTATCGAAAAGCCCTTGCAATCCACCACCACGTTGGAACCTACCACGTTGATGCATGTGGAACCGTTGACCTGTATGTTCGCATCAAGGTCTATGCTCTGGGAATATGAACCGCACCCTATTGGTTGGATTGATGCGTTTCCGCTTGACGACCAGTTGGAATAGTTGGTGCCGTCATAGGCTCTCGCCCTGCAGGAAACGTTCAATGGGAAGGAAAGGTTGCCTGAGGTCAGGAGGCTTATCTGGGTGTTGGTGTTGTTGGCTGCCCCAACATAGGTTCCGGCAAGAGAAGTCTGGTTCACTCCGTTGAAATACCATTCATACGAGACGTTGTAGGCGGAGGCGTTCCCGACAACCGTGACGTTGCAGGTTGCGTTGCCGTATTTGGTGGTGACGTAGGAGGTTATGTTGGTGATATTCGGAGGGGCATAAGAACTTTGGAATCTCGCCTGCACATTGGCACGCGTGGTGTTGTAGACCGTGATGAAGGTGTTGGGGTTTGTGACATTACTAACGGTTGCATTCCCTTCGGTGACTGACCAGTTGACGAAGGAATAGCCTGCGCTTGCAGTTGCGTTTATCGTGAGGTTTGCAGGAGGGATGAACGTAGAGTTGTTGCCGATTGCCGAACCGCCGACGGTAGAATTCACGGTGAGGTTCCCGTATTTCCCGAAGTTCGCTTGCACGTTTGCACGCGTGGTGTTGTAGACGGTCACGAATGTGTTGGGATTGGTTATATTATTTACGGTGGCATTTCCCGTTGTGACTGTCCAGTTGATGAAATAATAGCCTGTGCTTGCAGTTGCGTTTATCGTGAGGTTTGCAGGAGGAGTGAATGTGCTATTGTTGCCGATTGCAGTGCCGCCGATTGTGGCGTTGACTGTGAGGTTTCCTGGCGGCAATCGGTTTGTCAATGGCGCATAGTCGCCACAACCAGCAAAGTTGCAGACGAATTTGCCTCCGGATGTTGAGTGGTTGTATGGGTAGCCTGTTCCGCCACTACCGATATACAGACCCGGGACAGATGATGAAACTGAGCCATACACCCCAACGCTTCCGTTCAGAACATTAGCATAGATGTTGCCTTGATTTTTGCTATCGTAGGTGGCGTTATAGAAATTGCTTCCATTCGTATCGTTGATATATACCCCCAAGTTGGTGAAGTTGTTTAGATAAAATCTGTTGTTTGTTCCTATGACCCTTAGACCAGTGTTGCTTCCACTTCCAATAATCTTGGTGTTTGTAATTGTCGAATTGCTTCCTATATCGGCTAAAGTAGTATTTGATGAATAAAGGGTAGAATTGATGATTGTGACATTTGAGATTTCGGATGTCAATAGTTTGCTTGATGAATTAAAAGTTGAATTGACAATCGAAAGGATGTTCCCACACACATTAAGATAACCTACATTAGAATTTTCTATCGTTATGTTGGATACTTTGTTTCCACAATAACCCGTAACCATATTGGTTATATTTGAATTCCGTATCCTAATTCTACTATCAGTAGTAAGCTCGATGCTCTTAGAATCACTTGTGTTCACAAATAAGACGTCGGTCATTGCATACGAATATACCCCCATCAGCGAACTGTTCATGAAGGTGAGGTTAGCTCCTGAAACAACTATTCCATATTTAAATCCAGTGAATCCTTCAAACTTACAGTTCTTAAATGTAAAGTTATTTGGTTCCTTACCTACCCAGAATTCAAATCCCCAACTACAATCTCCAACACATTTAATAGTATAACCTTGACAATCTACTGTAGAATTGGTTCCACCGAAGCTATAACATATCCCATTGTAATTCTCTGTAACAGTCTGATTTCTTGGAATAGTCCAGTAAGTATTGTTTGTTGTCAGAGCCGAAGTCCAAGAGCAGTCTCCTGCATCTATGCTATAAGAAAGTCCAGCCATCCCCACCAGAAGAAACAACAGGATTGGGAGCGTTTTCAATCAGACCACCTGGCATCTAGTCTCAATATCTCCTTCCAGGTAGCCATCTTCCGTGCATATCCTGTCTCCCAGAGGCTCCGTATGGCACGAATCCTCAGGATATGGCATTGTGCAGTTCTGCCTCACGAACCAGATTTGGTCGCCGAGTGTAGCTGTGTAATCGCACGGCATCTCCTTCTCAATCATGTGGGTTGTGCATAGCTCGACCATTACGGTATTCCCAGTCATCATTGGCGTCTTGTAGACGCATCCGAAAAGGAACATTATCGCGGCGATTGCGAACACAATTTTTTTCATGTTATCACTTCGATGGGAACAACAGGTTCCAAGCCGTGGTGAACACGGCTACCACTATGAACACCAATGCGCCGAACACCCCCTGTTCAGCCCTGTCAAGCCGCTTGCAGTTCGTCTCTATGTTAGATTCAAGCGACTTGAACCTCTCCTGATGGGCTGTGATTATTGGAGAGAGGGACGACAGGCTCGCGTCTATCGATGTGAATCTCGCTTTCACATCAGTCTGGAACTCAACATGCCTCTCCTTGAAATCGCGAAGTTCCCTAAGAACCTCGCGTATGGTAACGTCTTCCATCCAACAACCCCCGATACTATAAAAAGAAAAAACGAAGGGAAATCAGCTTCTGTTCACCGTGATGGACCAGGTGATGACAAGGCTGTCACCGTTCTCCACATTGAGCGCACTGAACGTCCTCCGTGACAACATATCCCCGCCTGTGGTTGTGTGGTTGAATATGCCAGCTTCATACAGGGTATAGGTCCCTGTGAAGTTGAATGTCGCGGTGAACGTTGCGGTATTGGAGGCTATCGCATCGGCAAAGACAGCCCTGTGGCTTTCGCCAAGCAGGGCGGTCTGTGTCGCCGCAGTAGCTCCGGAGTTGGTTCCAACCGATATGGCTGAGAACTTGCTTCCGGTTCCACTCGTGGAGATAAGCGACGCCACCTCGTTCAGCCCAGCGTTCACTATGTAGTTGGGCGTCTCGATGGTGGCTATGACCCTGCCGTCCCTGATATGCCGTGCGCTGAAGTTGCCACTAATCATGGCATCTTCCGAGGCTTCCTTCCTGATTAGTTTCGCCATCTTCTCAGAAAGGAATCCCTTCTCGCGCACGACTCCGGCGCGGGCGGCAAGCCCGCGCACGAAGTCAAGCAAGGACAGCATCGCCATCACTTACTCGCACTGGATGTCCTGGAGGACACAGATTGCCTTCGAGTAATTCACCGCAAAGGCGCATCTCATGTTGCTCTGGACTTTCCAGTCGTCGGTGTCTATCAGGTAGAACTTGTTGAGGCGAAGTTCCCTGCGGTTGGCGAATATTCCGCACTTGCCCCTGGACACGAGGAGTGCCTCGGTTGCCGTTGTGGCGGTTCCACCTGAGAGGGCGGTCGGAAGCTGGGTCGTCTCGATGACATTGATGCCCCAAATCTTCCCGATTATCCCGCTTCCAAGCGGAGCAGCACCGAACGTGTTGATGTTCAGGAGAGGCTCGTAGCCGTTCGTTGTGGTCTTGAGCTTCCTGAGCTTGTTCGTGAGCTTCGGGTGGATTATCAGGTCTGTCGGGTAGATGTTCTGGGTGCGCATCGCCGCGATGGCATCAGACAGCTTGTCCGTGGTAATCTCGCCTCCAACAGCCACAGTAAGGATTGCCGTGTCTGCGGTGGTGTCCCTCATCCCGTTGAAGCCTCCTGTGGATGTGGTTCCGTTGTAGATTTCATAGTCCACTTTGAGGGCTATGTCCTCCGCAAGGCGGTTGACCACCACGTCCATGACGCTCGGGTTGCTGTCCTCCATGACCTCGCTTGAGAGCCTGGAGAGGGCTGCAACCTTCTTCGGGTGCAGAACAAGCTGACCGAAGGTCGGCTGGGATTGGGTTATTGTGCCAGCCTCCTCGGTAAAGTAGGCTGTGCTTGCCGCCGTGACCTTGGGGAAATACAGCGTGTCCGTGGTCATTGTGATGTTCTCACAAAGCTGGATGGCTGTCGATTTCGCCAGTATCAGGTCGTATATCTTTGAAGCCCAAATCTCTGGGACGAGATACCCTCCTTGGGTGTTGGTGTTCTCGTTCAGAGCCTTGAGCAAACTCTCTGGGTTCGCCATAGCTATCACCTTATTCCTCCGAGCTGGTGGCGCGTTTCAGCATCGCTGCCGTCAGCTCACCAACACTCATTTTCCTCATCATCTCTGCTTCTTCTGCCCTTTTTTCCTCATCGGTCTTGGGCTTGACCTCCTCGTATGCCTTCTTTATTTTCGGCTCCAGCTTTTCAACTGCCTTGAGTATGGCTTCCTGCGCCATGTCCTCAAGTTTCTTCTTCATCTCCAAATCCTTAAGCTGGCTTTGAAGCTTCTCGAACTCCGCCTTCGTCATAGTGACTGTTTCCTCGGGAGGCTTTTCGAGAGGCTTAGCCTCAATCTTTTCCTCCTGCTTGGTCACCGGCGCCTCTGTTACGGCTACGGGCGGCGTTCCAGTCGCTTCCCCAGCAACGGGATTGGAGACGGTCTCGGTCTTTTCCACTGAAACCCCTCCTTGCGCCTCCGTTGCAGAGGCGTCTGTGTCGTCACGCTTTGCGACCATGAATACTGCATCTGGGTTAGCCGGTCTGTCGACCAGGGAAACCTCAAGCAGCCGGTATTTCTTTATCTTGTTCCCTTCCTTCTCGATTACACGCCCACCTATGGAGAAGCCCTTGTAGACCTTCTTCTGGCATTTCCTCCATGCCTGGTCGTCCACAATCTCAGCACCTATATAGACGCCCACTCCGACATGCTTCTCTATGATTGGAGCTATGCCGACAGCCGTCTCTGCACGGTGCATTTCCTTGATGTTCGCCCACTTCTTCCACTCATCAACCGCCTCGAAGGAAGCCTCCAGGTCGACTACCTCCTCCTGGCTGTCCTTGGTTGGCGTTGTGGCGTATCCGAACACCATGCGCTTTTCCTCGTCTATCTTGGAAATCGGCGCCCATAGATTGACTATCTCTGGAATCTCCATCAGCCCACCTCGTAGTATATGCTCACGTTTCCGCCTGCTGTTGCGGAGCGGCTGAGGATTTGAAGCCTCTCGCCAATCCCCCATTTCATCGGAATCTGGTATTGGTTCGTGGTGTAGCCAAGGTTGAACGCGGAATATATCACGCGGTTCACTCCGGCTATGGAGGTCACATTCGCCCAGAATCTCTGGTTCGTGTCGCCACCGTAGATGACGTTCTTCAGGGTGCATCCGTTAGGTATCGTGCAAAGCTCTCCGTTGTATGCTGGTTTGGTGTTTCCAGCAGTAATGTTGTATAGGAGGACGTTTGCATTGGACCTGATTGATACCACCCCAATCGCAGCACTTGAAAGAGCCGCGTCGTAGATGTATGCGAAGTCTCCCTTTCCTGAGAGCTTGGTTGTCTGCTTGGTGAACTTGTTGGTCACCACGTTGTTGGTTGCGGAAGCCGAAGTGAGGGAAGCGTTCCTGCAATAGGACAGCTTCGTGACATCAGCCACAACCCGCATGTTCTGGACAAGCCTGTTGGAAGGTATCGCATACCAGCCTGATGGAACGTAGTTCACCACGATATTCGTGATGTTCGTTCCAGCACCGTTTGACGAGAATCCTACAACCAGGGTAGGTGCGAGAAGCGACTCGTCGAACGTGAATGTCGTCGAGGTTCCGGTAAGCGGTCCCAGAACGGTGTCGCCTATCTTCACGCTGGTCGTCACAGTCGACTTATATTGGGCGGTGACCGTCATTGTGGCTGTGTATTCAGACCTCTTTCTTGGCTGGTTGAGGATAAGCGTCCTTGTTGAGTTGGCGTTCGTGAGCGCGGTTGCGTTCGATGCCGAAGTGACGTTGCCTGTCAGGTTGTAGGTGCGGTTGTCGTTTGGTCTCACAGTCACGGCAAAGGGCATGCTCGAAGTTGCCACGAAGGCATCGGTTGACGCGAAGAACTGCCCATCTGGAAGGACAAGGTTCGTCGAGTTGATTTCACCCGTAAGGTTGAGGGCAGGATTGAAGTAGTAATAGAGGGCTGTCGGATATGTGTTGTTTATGAATGAGAACCTGCTGAGGGTTATTCCGGTGAGCGTCGCGAAGGTTCCGTCATCCGTCTGGGTTAAATCGCTTGTGGCTGTGAATGCCGACATGTTGGTGGTGTAGTTCGCGGCAGGATAATAGACATAGTAGACGTTGGTGTAGTTGGGGCAGGATTTGTTCACTCCGAATCCGGCGGATGAGAGAGACCAGTTCGAGAGGGTGAGCGTCAGATTGCCTGCCGACGTGGAGTTGTTCACTAGATATTGGGAGTTGTAGCCGCTTGTGTTTATCGCGGTCTGCCCTGTGAGAGTATAGTTCGCGGTCTTCTTGGTGAAGTTGGCATCCATGTAATAGATTACCAGGCTTTGCGTGTCTGAAGCGTTCGTGCTGTTGAGGACTACGAACGTGTTCGTTCCGGTCTGCTGACCGGCATTGAACGTGTTCAGCGAAAAGATTGTGTTCGCCGAGGTGAGAGTCTTCTCCACCAGGACGGCGTTGCCCATTCCGACGAGCATGAGAACCGCAAGGCTCCATGCGAAAAGTTCCCTAATCATTTTTATCACCATTCACCGGCTTGTCGCCCTTCATCTGATTGCGCGAGGTCATGGCAACGGCGTTCTGCTCTGTCCTTGCGTCAGCCGAGGCGACCTCCTCCTTCTTCTTCCTTTGCCCAGTGAACTCATCCTGCTGGGCAGAAGTGAGTTCGTCGAACATCGGATTCGGCAAAGGCTTGAATCCGAGGTATTCCCTGGCTTCATTGACTGTCCATACCAGGTTCGTCAGCTTAACGGCAATATCCGCCTCTCTCGTCTCATCGCGCTTGTAGACGCGATTGAAGTAGAATTCGACTCCGAAGTGGTCGAAAAGCTCCGTGTTGAGTATGTCCTCATACTCTGTCTGGATGCTGTTTATGGTCTTGTAGTAGCTCTCCATCGAGACTGGGGTGTCTGGCTTGTTTGAAAACAGATGATTGAACCTTGCGGTTGCGCCGAAGGCGAGCATCACGCGCTGTGTGAACTTGTCGATGAAATTAGAAAATTCGAGGTCTTTCGTGAGCGATGCCACCTTGTTGATTTCAACGTTTCCGGTTGTGACGAGATGCCTGTGCGGGTTCCGCCTGTGCTTGTCGAGAACGTCGCAGAACTTCTTGTAGTTCTCGGAATCTGGGGAATCGTCTGGAAGGCTGAAGATGAATGACGGCGTTGCGTCGTTCTGGAAAAAGAGACCTCCGTATGTCTTCGCATACCAGAGTGAAATCACGTCGTAGATTGCCGTCTGGAGGGGCGAGGTTCCGTAAATCTGGTCGCCTATCGGCTCGTATGGGAAGTGGATTACCTCCTCAGGAAGGAACTCAATCTGCCCAGACGCGCCCATCGTTCCATAGGTGTATGTTGATGGATTGTCATCGTCAGGATAATTGGTTGTTGCGAACGCGGTCATGTTGTTCTTGACACGCTGAGTGTATCCGGTCACCTTGCCGTGCATGTCGTAATTGATTTTGATGCTTCGCGACATGAGGGGGAAAAGGACGCGGGGGGAGTAGATGTCCGGTTTTATCGAGGTTATCTTGCTAAGAAGCATCCGTTTGGTAATCTGGTCGGCTGACTTGTGGAACACGTCTGAATATATGGCGTCCATCGCCTCAAGAACCTGCGATTCGGTAAGGGATGCCTTTCCGAGATAGCCGTCTCCTGAGATGAGCGCGTCGCGCAATACCGATTTTCCGTATCGGTTGAAGTTGTTCTGGCGGAGGAAGCGGTTGGTCTTCTGCTGGCGCATCCTGTCTCCGTCGATGCCATAGCCGTCTCCGAAAACATCAACCGTCATTCCGCACACGATGGCTCGCACTTCGGGCATCTTATAGAACCAGTCATATAGGCTGTCTCTTATGACGTTGTTCACTGCTGGGGTCGGTTGGGGTTGACCCGTTGGAACGTAGTCATCAATGAGACGTGCCGAGATTGGCACCTTTCTTGCGCTAGCCATTGCATTGATATATGAGCATACTCCTATATAAGAGTAGTTAATCAGGCGACGCGAGTGTCTTGAATGACTTGGGCTTAGACGATGGAGACACTTGCGAAAGAGCGTGTTGAAGCGGCTTCCAAAGCTATTGCAAGGGATATTACGCAATCATCATGCTCACCAAGCGAATGGTATGCCATGCGCCCATCCTTCATCTTCATGTATGCCCATTGTCCGAGTTCTGAAAGAAGGACGTCGTTCTTTGGGATTGCGAGGTTTCCGTTGCGCATGGTCACCTCAAGGCGCGATAGGATTTTCTCGCGGCTCGCCATCTTGGTGTCGAAGTCGAGGGAGACCGGCTTGAGAACTGGGTCTTTGAGGCAGGCTTCTGCAACCCCCCAGCCGACGCCTGTCTTCTCTATGAGGATTTTTGCTGGCTTGTGGAACTCGTTGAGGTGGCGGATTTCCTCGACGTTGTTTTCTGCAGTGAGGTGCTTTCTTATCTGGTCGCGCAGGAGGATGGGATGACCTTCAAGGTAGTCCAGGACGGTGAAGACGCTCCAGTCAGCCCTCGCACCCTGCGACACGGCTATATCACAACCGATGACCCGTCTAATTCCAACCCCGTTCGCCTTCGCGGTGTCGATTGCGGTTCTCGTCTTTTCGTAAAGCGAGGTCGCCTTGTCGAGGACGCCTTGCGGGAACATCGACGTGTCGCTGGAGGCAGGGTTACAAAGATACTCCCTAGCCCAGAGATGTGAAGGCATGGTGTCACGTATCGAGCGCAACTGTTCCAAATCAAAATGTTCAGGAAACTGAGGCTCCTTCCAGCTTCCGTCTTCGTTGAATACCACGGCGGGATACTTGAGAAAGGTGAAATTCGGCTTAGACGATAGGTCATTAAGGAGGTCGATATAAGATACGGGTGTTCCGACGACGATAACCTTGCCTCGTCTTGCCTGGACAATGGGATACACAATGCCGTAAAAGACCCGCTTCGCATCCTCGACATCGCTCGAAACTTCCGCTTTGAGAACGTCGTCACAGATGCAGTAGTCGGGGTGCTTCCCACGAACGGTGTCTCCGAAAGGAAGGCATAATACTCGATGCCCGTTCCTTGTTCGGATTTGGGTTTCGCTCCATTTGGTCTCGTGTATGTTTTCAGGATAAAGCACCTCCCTGAGAATCTCGTTCTCCTCTATCTGCCTTTTCATCAATCCCATTATCTCCGTCGACTGTTCCAGCGTCGCTGAGAGGATGACTATCATCTTCGGTTTTTTCTCCCTCATCATTATCCAGAGGGGGAAGGCAACCGAAAGTATCGTCGTCTTGAAATGCCCGCGAGCCGACATTATAACGAGATGCTTCGAAGGGTCGAGTGCGGCGCGTATCCATTCCTTGTGCATGGCTCCGAGTTTCTGCCGGAGAACAACCTTGCAGAAGTATTCGAAGCTGGGCTTGGTGAGGGACTCTATAAGGTCTGCGATTTTTTCACCTTTATCCTCTGTCGGCATTTCCTGAGCCACGTCATGTAGCGCGCCGATTTCCTGATATGTGGATTGTAGTCGTCGTAGCTGAAGCCGTGACCGAACACGAGATGGCAGTTGCAGTATCGGTTTCCCTCGCACAACGGGATGACGTTCTTCTCGTCAAGTTCCTTCTCAGGAGCCATGCAGAATGGAATGATGTGATGAGCCTGAAGGTCTTTCGTTCCGCCGCATATCGCGCAGACCTTTCCTTTCAGGAACCTGTCGCGGAAGGATTTCCATTTTGAAGAGCGCCTCGGCTTACTGACCATCGGAATCACCTGCGAAAATCTTCTTCAGCTTCTCCTCGTCCTTGACCTCTATCAAGCCGTCCTTCACGAGAACCTCTATGGCGTAGTAGTTGTTCTGGACTGCCGATATGTGCTTGGTCTTCTCGCGGTCGCGGAACTTCTCGGTCATGGAGATTATCACCTCGATGGATTTCATCGAGGAGTTTGAAAGCTGGGCGAAGGTCTTGTAGTCCTTCTCCGCCTTGGCAAGGGAGGCGACCTCGCCCAGCTCGTCCCGTATCGAGAGAAGCGCGGAGATGACGTTCTGGGATTTCAGCTCCTTGTAAAGCTCGTCCTCGCGTGCGCGGATTTCGTTCTCGCAGCCCTTGAGAATCTGCTCTATCTCCTGCTCGGTTATGGGGACGCCCATGGTCTTTTCGAATTCCTGGGCGATAGCCACTGGGTCGAAGCCCATGGCGTAGCGGTCGACCAGGAACTGCTTGTATGCCTTGCCCTGGTATATCGGCATGTTCAGCACTTCTCGACGATGAACACGACTTCGAAGCCGATTTCATATTCTCCTGATTTCAGCTTGTTAGCCCTGCTCACCCCGTTGACGTGGGAAAACCGCGTTCCCTTCTCGGTTTTGGCTATGCGCCTGGCTTCCCTTACAAGGCATCTCCTTACGTTTTCCATTTTCATATAAAATCCCCCAAAGTCCCATAGTTTATTGGGACATTAAGCAGGTTGTATGTGTTTATCTGAGAAATTATATTGTCTGAGATAAAATAGTGAATCTTCCCACTCACCTTTCTTTTGGAGAGGATTCCGGCGTCGTGGAGATTGTTCAGAGTCGATTGGATGGTTGTGAATGCTGGGATTCTCTTTCCCCGTTCACGAAGTCTGGATGCGATTTTTTCGATACCGTCTCGCTTTAGCTCAGATTCGAAGGTGAGTTTTGTTTTTGGTCTTTTAGGATAATGCGCTTGCACAATCCTATGATAGACTACCCAAGCATTTGAACTCATGCAATAAAACAGAAACATGAATATCTGCATCTCAAGCTTGGTGAACGCTGCGAAGTTCACCAATGGCTTGAATAACCGTTCTTCATGTTCCATGTTCAATCCCCCCTCCTGTCGTTGACCTTCTCCATCGGAGAGGTCGTCATCGAATCCTTGACGTTCTGGACAATCTTGGCGTAGTTCTTGGCTGTGTCGCTGTCGGTGCGTATATACACATATGTGTCTATCTGGAGGAAGCCGCACTTGGAAAGGTCGATTTCGCTGACATGCTGCGGCTGGAACATGCCTTTCGGAGAGACAACCGCGATGAGGGTTCCGTTGCGCTTCAGCATCCTCCTGAGTTTCGAGGCGTAGACCTCCGGGTTCTTGGTGTGTTCCAGCAAGTCGAGGCATAATATCTGGTCGTAATGCTCCTCGCGCTCAAGGAAGCTCGCTTCGTCGTGAGCCTTGCAGTTCCCTGGATTTATTGTTCCCTGCGTCTCGCGCACCTTTATGCGGTATTTGAGATAGTCGACGTTCGGCTTGTTGATGTCGTAGAAATCGACATGGGCGTCCAGGTGGTCTTCGGCGTATGCCAAGCCGTAGTCGCCTATCCCGCATCCGAAGTCCAGGACTTGCTTGGAGTCCTTCCATCTTCCCATAATCTCCTCACGTTGCCTTCTATTGTGGGACCAGAACCAGGTTAGGTCGTAGAGGTAGATTTCGGTCTTCCTGTAAAAGTCGAGGATTTCCGCTTCTGGGATGGTGTCCTCCTTCCTGTCCTTGCCGAACGTCTTCTGCCATTCCTTGCACATGGCAAGCGCACCGCCGAGGCATCGCTGGTAGCACTCCTCAAGTGGGATTTTGAGATACCTGGAAATCTCCTTCACGTCGGAGTATTCGTCGAGCTTGTTGTGGAGGTAGTGCCATTGGGTGACGTATGAGCCGTAATGGGGAACCTGAACCTGCGGGTCGACCCAGATTTTATAGGAAAGAGGCTTGCCGTCCTCGGTCGAGCCGCCTCCGGTCACAAGGTCGCAGAAGAAAAGGTCTTCGGAAACCTTGTCCGTCCAACGGAAGGGATAGCCCTTCGTGGCGACGAAGGCGTCCTTCATCGGCTTAATCTTCATCAGAACCATGCCGAAGCCTATGCCGTCGACGGTGAACGGTTTGTCAGGGAACTGCATGATTTTCTCGTAGAGACCGAGTTCGTTCTTGCGGCGTATCACGGCGTCGTAGGGAATCTCGCGCTCGTAGTAGATGCCGGAAACGATGAAACGCTCGTCGGGAGTGCCGTCCTTCTCGTGGATGGTTTCCCAGAGCTGGTCGAACATCGCCTCCTTTATCACCACGTCGGAATCGAGCCACAGCGCGTAGTCGGATTTGTTTAGGATTGCCGATTTCACGAGGGAACAGCGAGCCTTGTCGAGAGGCATCATGTCGGAAAAGACGGGCTGGGCAACGATGCCGCGCTTCTTCAGGAGATGGATGAAAAGCGAGAGGTAGGTCTGCATGAAAATCGAGTCTATCTTCCCGCGCATGGGGACGAGAAGCGCAACCTTCCGTATCCCTGGAGCATCTATGATTTCGTTTATCGTCGGCATTCTTACCCCCCAAGCACAATGGGCTTCAGACTTATTATCCGTTCTCCCTCGTCGATGACGGAAAAGAACAGGCGCATGAACCTCCGCGTCTCAGGAACTATCGACTCTATCCGCACCTTTTTCCCGTATGAGCTGTGCGTCTTGCGGCTCACCGACTTGCGGATGTCTCCGATGTGGTAGAACTTCGCGAAGGTGAGCTTCCGCCTGCAGGAACCCTCGGCAAGCTCCTTCTCGGAGAGGACGAGGGTTATCTTGCGGCGCATCCAGCTCATGGCTTCATCTCCTCCGATTCAACCGTTTCCATCCTGAACTCAACCATCCTCCATCTGTCGTAATCGGGAAAGCGCGAAACGACGTTGTGAAGGCGAGCCGTCGCCGCGAGGTCGGTCGCGTTGTGCTGGAGCATCTCCACGTGGTCGTTTTCCGTGAGAAGCGACGGGTTCTTGTAGATTCGTGCGTTCCACAGACCTTCAGTCTTTCGGGGAACGTAAAGGTTGGCGAGCTTGCGGCAGGCGTCCTCCTTTCCGAGGCGGCGACCGCAGGCGAACTTCGCGTAGCGGATGAGGTCGATGTTGCGCGTGTCGACGAGGTGCTTGGCGCACGCGGAGAATTGCGGGTTGTCCTTGGAGTATTTGAGGAGCTTCGTCGAGATGAACGGAATGTCGAACTCGAAGCCGTTGTAGGTGAGAAGAATCGGCTCCTCTTGTCCGATTGGATTGTCGAAGAACCAGTTGGAGAAGGTGCGGAGGATATTGATTTCCGCCGCTTCGAGGGAGGTCTTGAAGCCCTCGAAGGGAACGGTGAAGATTGACATGCCGAACTCGTCCATCACGCCGATGGCGACGATGAAGTCCTCCGTTTCCAGGGAGCCTTCGGGAGGAGAGGGATACAAGCCGGTGGTCTCTATGTCGAGGGTAATCATGGGTCAGCCTCCTTTTTCGATGACGCGGATGTCTCGAACTTCTGGGAAAGAAGAACCGCATTGTCGAGGGCTTTGCGGCAGACGTCGGAGACACTTATGCCAAGGATGGAACAGGCATGGGCGTAGGCAAGTTTCTTTTCGGTTGTCGTCGAGAAGTTGATGAGGGTCTTGGCTTGCATGATGATAATGCGAGTAGCATATTTATAATGGGTGTAGTATGCACGACGAGCATATATATGAAAGTTAATGGTTTTGGTGTAGAAATCCGACGGACGCTATCGTATCACCCAACCCCATTTTCGCTAACTCTCCCACCCCTCACGACGATAAAAAACCCACTAACTATAACAAGCATTATTTTAGTTATACATTAGCTTTATATAGAATGATTAGTATAAGTAAGCTTGGCAATAACTCCGATTATTATCGGAGTGATTGACTAAAAAAACGAAGGTGAAAATATGACGAAGGCACAACAGGAACAAGTACAAGCACAGGCACAGGAGATAACCATGCCCGAAGGTTATTCTCTTGCCAAGACGCTGGGAAGAGATGAAATTGCCGACCTAATAAAGCGAGCAGGCATAGAGGTAGAATATGAGGATATGAAAGAAAACCCCGCCAGAGCACTCTCAAAGACGCCAGGGATGCGGAGATTTGTTTGCTCTGTTTTGGTGAAATTTCCGAGCAGGGCAGCCTCTTTCATAATCGGAAATTCCCAAGCGCCTCTAATAGTGAAAGCCGAAAATATAGAAGCCGACTACCTGAAATTCACAAAAATATTTGAAGCGCAAAGTAAGAATGTGTGTATGCTCCAAGTAGCTACAAGGCACTACATACGGCAGGACGGCTCTACTTTTAGGAGAGCAAAAGTTAGCCTTCTGAAAGAAGCGCCCATTTTTGCAAAAGAAGCCTAAACCCTTTTTTCTTTTTTCTTTTTTTTTTATGAGACAAAAATGAGACAAAAAAGACATAAAAGACAGGTTTTCAAAATGATGCAAAACAAAACGGAATATGAGAAAATTCCTTTTTCATCTCCAAGAAGATGCGGGAAATATCGTTATCTTCCGAGAGAAAAAAGAATTTTGAAAATGGAAAAAATGGTCAATCAAAATAAGGCGGATATTCGGGTCTCTTCTTTCAGGCATAATTTTTCAAGATTTCCAAATAAAACCACATTTCAATATAGCACTCTCCGAGAGGAAAACCGGAAAATGCACAAGCTCGCCTTTTTCCAAGAGAGAGGCAGGAAGGCACTTGCTAAAGTCGGAATAATCTCCTGCCTCTCTCTTACTTTATCACCAGAAGAAGAAAAAGAAGTTAATGCTCTTCTGGCTCGTCTCGCACTTCTTCCAACTGAGAATAGCCGAGAGCCCATTAGGGAAGGCATCTGTGAAGAAACGAAGAAAACCCCGACCTGTTAGATGAAGCAGGCTGGAAAGGGGATGCCCCTTCTTTTAGTGTAATTGCTGGACTTTTTCCTAAGAAGGCAAGTATAAGAAGGGAGATATTGAGAAAAGAGGCCTGGTTATTTAGTCCTCTATATACTCTATATTGAGAAAAAGAGGCCTGGTTATTTAGACTTGTCCTCTATATACTCTATATACTATACCTATATTAAAGGGGCAATTTTTGCAGATACCCCTCTACATGGCTAAAATACTAGTATATAGCCCTAATATATTCTATCAGGCTATAAAAGCTAATATACGAGTTTGTCTCACCTGCAAAGATTGACCCTTCTATATCTCCTCATTAAAGGCGAACTATACCAAGTCCAGCCATTCAAGACATTCCCGCCAACACTCCAACCAAACAATTCCCTAAACGAAGCCCACACCAACGAACACACCCAACTATACCACTCTTAACATTTTCCGCACTTTTTCCACACCTTTTCCCTATAAAACACACTTTTTTTGAGCCATTTTTCGTCCCCAAAACCTCAGCGCGTCGCTGACGGATGCAAAACATGGCTTTTCACGCTTACAACCGCTCTTTTAAGGGCGGAATTGTGAGGGAAGGATGAGAAAATGAACGAAGCCAACGCAAAACCCAAGACCTTCAGGAGCTTTTTGCTCTCTGAGGGCAAAGTCAGGGAGGAACTCGGAACTGCCGCCATCGCGGAAACTGCGGACATCAGGTTCGATGACCGCATCTGGAGCCTCGACGACCTCGCGGGAATGGGATTCAACGTCAAGAAGCTAATCCCCGCTCCCGAAGCCAGCAAAGGCAATTAAGGGCGATGACCATGATGGAACGCAAACGCCACATCTCCCTGATATTCTGCCCGAACTGCAACGAGCTTCTTGAACTCCACGCAAAGGTAAGAAGCTATAAGGTAAAGAGGTGAAACCATGGACGACGACGACGAGAAATCCTATAAGGAAGCCATCAAGGAATCCGACGAGAAATTCGGCAACGCCCTTGTAGAGCTTCACCGCCAAATCGGCGACCATCCGAACAAGGAGGCGATTATTGAGGCAGTCGCCAATCTGGTATTCGCTTCAATGAGAGGGCAGAGCATCGAAGCCGAACACGACCTTGACCTTCTCGAAAAGGAAAGGAGATTAAGTGAGTGAGGTGAAACAAATGAACGTGATATGCGACTGTGGAAAAACACTGACCGAGCATGAGCTTGGGGTAGATTTGGTGTCTGAGTATTTTGAATGCCCTGAGTGCGGCAAGTGCTACAATGTTAAATCTGGTTGGGTTGGAGATGACGGTGAGGTGAAACCATGACCATGAAGGAGATAATGGATGAATTGGACAGAAAACAGGATGCCGAACACGTATGCGTGTGCGAACACTGCATTAAAGGCGCGAAATTCCCCGAGGTGAAGCATTACCAATCTGGGGCAGCTTACTACAAAGTAAGCCGAGCTATCGACGGGAAATGCCTAGCCTACGACGAAATGGATTTCAACGCCGACGACAACGTATCAGGCTATTACTGCGGCTCGTGCGGCAGGGAACTAACCGTGGAAGAAGTCTATGATATTTTTGAAATTGAGGTGGTTTGATGTCGGACAATCCGTCTTCCGTCCTCATAAAGGGAAAATGGATACCCTTGAAGGAGTTGGCGGAACGGATAAAGGCTGAGCGCGAGAGGCTTATCCCGCCTGTCAAGGTGTGGAAGCCGTTTCGTGGAAAGAGAATGCCGAAGTATTCAATCGAGAAAGGAAGAAAACGGAGGGAGAGGTGACCGATGGCTACGCAATCAGAGGAACGATGGCTTCTTTTCCTTTTTCTTTTTCTA